ACCGGCAGCGCTCGCAAAACATCAGCAGCAGGCCGCACCGATCACGACATCATTCGCCGTTACGGCTTCCAGTGCATCAGCCCTAAAGCTCCCTGGGCCGTAAAAGACAAGATCAACGCGACCAACTGGTTGATCAAAACGGCCGACGGTCACCGCAAGCTATTCATCCACCCGCGCTGTAAGCACACGATCAAGGCTCTTAAAAATGTCACCTTCAAGGAAGGCAGCGAAGATTATGTGATCGACAAGTCGGCCAATATCGAGCACTGGACCGACGGCCTGGGCTACCTCGTGCTAGGCAGCGACTTCAACCCCCTCTATGCACGCTCGGGCAAGAGCACTGGCATCAGGATCTATTGAGCTTTGCCCTTGGCTCTTAAACTGAGCCAAGGCCTTGAGAGTTTCGCGACGTGTATAGCGGTTTTCAGCATTACAACCGTGCTGCATCCTCCAAGGTTGCGAAGGTAAATGATCCGAATCAGGCTTGGACTAACCAAGAGCCTCATTGGATGCTGATCGAGGATCTCATCCAAGGCACCTACCAAGTCAGGCGCAGACATCGCCGGTATCTTCCACAAGAACCCCGCGAACTTGACGAGTCCTACGACAACCGTTTGGCTCGTAGCGTGTGCCCGCCTTATCTAGTTCGCCTAGAGCGAATGTTGGCTGGCATGTTAACCCGCAAGCCGGTCCGCCTGAACGATGTTTCGGATGTTGTCCGCGAGCAACTGTTTGACGTTGACTTGCTCGGCAACGACCTGAACGTGTGGACCTACGAGACCGCACGGAAAATGATCCGTTACGGCCATGTGGGCGTCTTGGTCGATGCACCCTCTGCCGGTGAGCTGGGCCGTCCTTACTGGGTTTCTTACACTCCCCGCGACGTGCTCGGCTACAAAACCGAGCTGGTCAATGGTGCGCAACAGTTAAGCCAGTTGCGTCTATCTGAGCGCGTTGTACTTCCAGACGGTGAGTATGGCGAAAAGGAGGTCGAACAGATTCGCGTTTTACGCCCAGGTGAGTTTGAGATCCACCGCGCCAATGACCAAGGCGAATTTGTGGTCGTGGACAGTGGCACGACGACGATGGATCACATCCCGTTCAGCGTTGCCTACGCCAACCGCGTGAACTTCATGGAATCGAGGCCTCCGTTGATGGACATCGCGGAGCTGAACCTGAAGGCGTACCAAATGCAGAGCGATTTGGACAACATGCTCCATATCGCGGGAGTGCCCATGCTCGCCTTTTTTGGGTTCCCTCAGGCAGCCGAGGAGGTCACTGCAGGCCCAGGCGAGGCCATTAGCTTCCCCGCAGAAGGGGACGCTCGCTACATCGAACCACAAGGCAAGGCTTTCGACGCGCAGTTCAAGCGCCTAGAGCAGATCGCCTCGCAGATCAACGAGCTAGGCCTCAGCAGCGTGCTCGGTCAGAAGCTCTCGGCCGAAACCGCCGAATCGAAGCGCATCGATCGCAGCCAAGGCGACAGCACGATGATGGTCATCGCGCAAAACATGCAAGACCTGATCGACAACTGCCTGGCCCACCATGCGCACTATCTCAACATCACCGAGATCGGCAGCTGCTTGGTCAATCGCGACTTCCTTGGCACACGCTTAGAGCCTCAGGAAATCCAAGCCCTGCTGCAGCTCTACACCGCGGGCACCATCACCCAGGAAACCTTGCTCCTACAGCTCAGCGAAGGCGAGGTGCTAGGCGACGATTTCGACATCGAGGCCGAGGTCGAGGCCACACAGCTCGGAGGCCTTGGCGGTGAGCAGATGCCTGAACCTGTAGAAGATGACGAAGAGCCGGTAGAAACCGACGAGATTCCTGAGCAGGATGAGGAGGAGGTCGAAGAATAGTAATGAACTCGCCCACTGATCCAGCAACTGAAGGCGACGACGAAACTCGGATCCTTCACGTTTGCACCGGAGAGATCAGGGGCCGCTACTTCGCTGTTATCCGCTGCAAGTGGTACGGCGAGGACGGAATGATCGGAGTCTCGGAGCATCGACTGGAAGACATGGACATGCAAACCAACCTTGAAGACTTCGGCGCGTTCATCGCTAGCGCTTTAGATGCCAATGCAGATGTCACGGCCTTGGTGGCCTGTGACCCTGAAGACCTGGGCCTAGAAGTCGAATGAGCCTCGAATCCTTTGTCGAAGAGATCCCCGAGGCCTATTACCGAAAGGCCATCGATTTGAATCGCTATAGCAATAGCGTCGCTCGGAACCTGATGCAGTCCTACGAGCGGATCATCCGCCGTTCGATTGCTGAGCTTGAGCGCATCGAGCAGATGCCTAGCGCTAAGCGGCCCCAGGTCCGGGCCCAGAGGCTCAAGGCACTGATCAAGCAGAACACCGAGGCCCTGGCCAAATGGTCTGACAAGGCCGGGCAACAGCTAGCCGGAGAGCTTGGCGATCTGGCAAAGATCGAGGTTGATTTCACGGTGGGTCAGCTGCGGCGTGGCGTGCCTGATGTGGCCAAAGGTGCAGTGCGCACGGTTGAGGTGACCCCGGCATTCGCTGAGTCTGTAATCACTGCCGACCCAACGAACGTGGGCACCTCTGTGCTCAGCGACAGCCTTGAGGAGATTGTGAGCGGTCCTGCCAAGGCCATGAAACTGACAGCTAGGCAGGGTGCTGCCATTCGAATGCCTGACGGGCGGAGCATCGGCAAGGCGTTCCGTGGGTTAGCCGAGCAGCAGGCCCAGATTTTTGCCACCACTGTTCAGGATGGCTTGCTGTCTGGTGAGTCAACCCAAGCGATTGCCCGAACATTGATTGGCGAGGGCCTTGAGTTTTCGACCAAGGCCAAGAGCATCAGGCAACTAGCTCAGGCTGGTGGCCAGATGACCAAGATGGCGACGCATCAGGTGCGGACGCTTGTGCGCACAAGCGTGAATGCAACCTCGAACGCTGCTAGCCAACGGGTGTACCGAGCAAACCCAACGGTCACCAAGCGCTACAGGTGGCTGGCCACTTTGGACGAGAAAACCTCGCCGATTTGCAAGAGCCTTGATCAGCAGGTGTTTGAGTATGGCAAGGGCCCAACGCCTGCTAGCCCGCCGCATTTCAACTGCAGGTCTACGACCGTGCCGGTGGTGGATTGGGATGGCCTGTCTAGCAAGTACGGCATTGATCTGACCCCGCCTAAGAGCAAGGCCAAGCGCCCATCAGCTACCGGCGGCGTGCCACTGGGGACTAGCTACGGCAAATGGCTGCATGATCAACGACCTGCAGGCAAGAAGTTCGAGGCGAGTGCAGCACAGGCCAAGGCCTTTGGTGGCGGCAAGGATACGCCAGGGGCAAGGTTGAAGGCCAAGTATTTCAACAGGCTGGCGGACAAGTACGGCCCTGATAAGGCGATGAAGAAGTTCCTTCGTGAGGATGGCACGGAGGTAAGCATCGCCGATCTGAAGAAGCGCTATGGCGATCCTGAGAAGATCACGACGACCAAGGCCAAGGCCAAACCCAAGGCGCTGACCAAGAACGAGAAGATCGCCAAACAGGTGATGAAGGATCCGTCCTTGAAGAGCGACAAGAAGCGGATCGAGGCGATGGTCGAAAAGGGCGTCCCGGCTAAGACTGACTTTGTGGGCCTGGTTGCTGATGCGAAGCAGAAATCAGGGCTGGCCACTACCGAGGCATTCCCGAAAACAAAGCCCAAGCCCAAGCCCAAGCCGAAGGCCGCGGCCGTGTCTGTTGCCGATCAGATCGCTGCCAAGGAAGCTGAGCGGAAGGCCTTGACTGCCAAAGTGCTCACGGCCAAGCCTGCAGAGGCCAAGCAGATTGCCGCACGCCTCAACGAACTCAAGGCTGATATTGCTGGCCTGAAAGGCGAAAAGGTAGAAAAAGTCAAGACGATCACCTTCGAGAAAAAGGCCGTTCCTCAACCCAAGGCCGAACCCAAAAAGCCAGTCAAAAAGCTCAAGTTCGGCGAAACGCCGAAGACCACCACCGATGTGGCTTACGACTACAAGGCCAACTGGACCGGCATGTATGAGAAGCGCCACCAGTACACCAAGGTCGTGGACGACATGGACGATTGGTCTGGCGATGGCTTTAAGGGCGTCAGGGCCGCTCAGTTCAAGCGGGCTCAGGACCGCGGTGTGCAGTTGAACGCCTGGGAGAAATCAAGGATCAAGCTCCTCGACAAGGGCGAAGACAAGACGTACGGGCGGATGGCGGACCGCATCGAGGACTTCATTAGCCGCGCTCCCAAATACAAAGGCGAAATTTATCGCGGGGCTGGCTTTAGCGACAAAGAGGGCGCTTTGGAATACATCAAAGGGATGAGCCAAGGCGGCAAGTCGCTGACTATGGATAGTTGGTCGGCCAACCAAGGCGTTGCCAACAAATTCGCTTCAGGCGAGGCCTTGGGTTTTGGTGGCGCTGTCTATGACCATCGAGTAGTGATGAAGATGCCAAACAAGGCAGGCGCTCCGATCGAGACCCTGAGCGGCGTTGGCGCTGAGAAGGAAGTCCTTCAGCCTTCTGGCATCGAGTACAAAGTCAAGAAAGTCACCACCAAAACCACGGGCAGCGTGACTGTCTACGAGGTCGAGATGGAGACGATCTAGCCCTCTTCGACTTTGAAGCCGGCCTCTTGGCCCAGCTTTTTCAAGAAGTCGGGGTCTTTGGTGTCAAGGTCTTTGCCCACGCCATTGTCTTGAAGCGGCAAGGGCTCCGAGAGGCGCTGTTGCTGATTGACG